ATGGTACTACCGGTGCAGCTACTGTAACTGTATTATACATTCAAAATAATAACTTATCTTAATATAAATAGGGCCTTTCAAAGGCCCTTTTATTTGTATATAGTGATTTAATATGAGCACAATTACAGAGTATTTTAAAAACAAGAAAGAAGATGTTACGGATATCATGGAAGATATACAAGAAAGTCTTGATACTATGTTAGATAAAATAACAAAAGATGATAATGATGAAGAAGCAGAAACTGTGGCTGAAGATAAAGATACTCCACCACCAGTTCCTGACAATGAAGATACTTTAAAAAAATTAAAAGATAATTTAGATAAATTAAGTAAAACATCTAAAACTACATCTAAAGTTTATAAAGGGAGAGATTTAGTAGGAAACCCTAAATCTATGGGAGCATTTGGTCCATTAGCTGCAGCGTCAGCTGCTAGATCAGCTAGTCCCTTATTCACTCCTTTAAATCTTATTCAAAAAAGTGCTTTAGGTGATATTAATTCACAAATTCAATCTTTAAGAAAACTTTTACAAGGAGGTGTAAATGTCTAGTTCAGATATTTTCGCTAATAGCACTACTACAACAGGAAGCGATGTTACTTTATTCGCCGGACCAGCAAGAATAAAAGGATTTATTGTAACTCCTACAGGAAGTGCTGGTACTGTTACATTTAAAGATGGTAGTTCAACACTCTTTACGTTAGCTACAGCAGCAAGTGCAGCATCGGGACCAGTTCAGATTTCTTTACCATCTGAGGGTTTAAAATGCAAAACTAATGTTGCTGTAAATTTAACTTCAGGTGTTTCAGCGATAACAGTATTTATGGCGTAATGGCTACATCAGGAACAGCTACTTTTAACCTAACAGTTACTGATGCGATAGAAGAAGCTTTAGATCGTATCGGAGGTAATCCTATATTAGGTTATGACATACGTTCAGCGAAACGTAGTCTTAATGTTATGTTTGCTGATTGGGCTAATCGAGGAGTTAATCAGTGGACTTTAGAAAAGAAAACTTTATCTCTAACGGCTAATACAGCTTCATATACATTAGATAGAGACACTGTCGATATAATAGATCTTTATGTAACTAGAGATACTACAGATTTTAGTGTTCAAAGAATTAGCTTAACTGACTATAACGCATATCCTAATAAAGACACAACTGGTAGAGTTACTCAATATTATTTACAAAAAGATAAAACTCCTGTTTTATTTTTTTATCCAGCACCAGAAAATTCTACTGATGTAGTTACTTATTGGAGAATAAGAAAAATACAAGATGTTTCAGCTTTAACTTCTAGTGGAAGTGAACAAGATATAGATATTCCTTTTAGATTTTACGAATGTATGGTAGCAGGGTTAGCTTATTACATGGGAATGAAAAGAGCAGGAATAGATTTAACTAAAATATCTTTTTTAAAAGCTGAGTATGAAACTGCTTTTACTAGAGCGAAAGACGCAGATTTAAATGAAACATTTAGAATAGTCCCAGGTTATAGAAGTGGTTTTTAATAATAGACGTAGACCAGTAAAAGCCCCTTCTTTTCCTTTTGCTAAAGGTAAATATGCTAGAGCTATTTCAGATCGTTCAGGATTAGAATATCCTTATGTAGAGATGGTTCGTGAATGGAATGGATTATTAGTTCATACAAGCGAGTATGAACCTAAACACCCTCAATTAGATCCTATAGTTTTTAATGACCCAGAAGCTTTAAAAAATGCTAGACCACAAGTTCCTCTTTCAGCTACAGGAGGAGTTCCAAATCAATTATCAGTAATATTCCCTGGCACGTTCGGAGATACAGGAGACAACGTTGCAGTAGCTACAGGAAATCAAATTGGATTGGAGTTAGGAAATGTCTCAGTCGTTATCAGTTAATAATTCTTACATCATGTTATGCACGCCATGTTATGGTGGGGTAATGCATGAAGCTTATTTTCATAGTGTTGTAAAATTATTACAAGAAGCAAGAAATAATCAATATAAAGTTCACATAAATACAATGGGTAATGAAAGTCTTATAACTAGAGGGAGAAACACAATGGTTTCTCAATTTATGGATAATGAACATTGTACTCATTTACTATTTGTAGATGCTGACATAGCGTTTCAACCTAAACTAGTTACTAAACTATTAAAATACGATAAAGAAGTTGTAAGTGCGATATATCCTAGAAAAACTATTGAATGGCAAAATCTTAATTATTATTTAAAAAAAGGAAACACAGATTCAATAGAACAGAAATTATTAGGATATAATTTAAATTTCGCAGATCCTCTCAATATAGCAATGGAAGACGGTTTCGTAGAAGTATTAGATGCCGCTACTGGTTTTATGTTAATTAAAAAAGATGTATTTGTAAAAATGAGAGAAGCTTACCCAGAATTAAAGTATAGATCAGATCAAATTATTAATAATAAACCTTATTCAAGCGACTGGTGTTATTCTTTTTTCGATTGTATGATAGATCCGGATAGTAAAAGATATTTAAGTGAAGATTATACTTTTTGTCGTAGATGGCAAAAAATAGGAGGTAAAATATACTCTGAAATAGAAAGTCCTTTAACTCATTTTGGTACATACGCATTTAGAGGAAATGTATCGCATAAATTTGCAAAAGCTGATAGTATAAAATAATGGCAACTACATATTCAGATCTAAAAACAGATATTCAAACTTGGATGCAGAATGAAGGCACTGATTTTACTAATCAATTAGATACTTTTATAAATAATACTGAGCAACGATTATTAAGAGAAATAGATCCTGAAGCGTTTACTTTTAACGTTTTTAGCACTTTAACTAGTGGTAATAGATTTATGAATAACCCTACAGATCTTTTAATTATAAAAAACCTTTTAATACAAAACGGAGATGATAGAATCTTCCTTGAAATGAAAACTGACGAATTTATATATGAATTTTGGCCTGATGCTACGCAAACAGGAGTACCTAAATTTTTTGCAAATTTTGACGATGATTCAACTTTAATTGCTCCTACTCCTAATTCTAATTACAGAGTAGAAATGCAATACGTTGCACGTATAACAACTCTTTCAGCGAGTAATACAACTAACTGGTTAACTACTTACGCAGACGATGCGTTATTATATGGATGTTTATCTGAAGCTTCTATATTTACAAAAAATATGGAAGATTATGCGTTATACGATAAAAGATATCAGGAAATTGTTTTAGGTCTTAATAACCAATCAAGGAGAAGAAGACGAACAGACTACGAATTTCCTGCTAGTCCGGCTGGTACGGATACCTTAACAGGGAGCCAATAAGGAGGTAAGACATGGCAATAACACAAGCACTCTGCACTGTATTTAAAGAAGATTTAATGAACGCAGGAAGAAATTTAACTTCTGACACAATAAAATTAGCTTTATATACAAGTTCAGCATCACTAGGGGCAGCAACTACTGCTTACACTACATCGAATGAAGTATCTGGTACAGGTTACTCAGCAGGTGGCGCAACACTATCTAGCGTATCTGTTAGCACTGACGGAACTACAGCGATCTTCGATGCAGCTAACGTATCGTTCACTAGTGCTACAATTACAGCAAGAGGAGCATTGATTTATAATAGCTCAAATTCTAACTCAGCTATGTGCGTATTAGATTTTGGTGGAGATAAATCATCTTCTAACGGAACTTTTGAAATACAGTTTCCCACTGCTGATGCTAGTAACGCTTTAATTAGAATCGCATAGGAGTTTTAATTGGCGTTTGTAGTAAACGATAGAGTAAAGGAAGAAACGACTACGACAGGAACTGGCACTGTAAATTTAGCCGGCGCCGTTGCAGGTTTTGAATCTTTTGTATCAGGAATAGGTAATAGTAATAATACTTATTACGCTATCGTAAGTAATTCAGCATTTGAAGTAGGAATAGGAACTGTTACTGATGCTAGTCCTGATACGTTATCGAGAGATACGATAATTAGTAGTTCAAACTCTGATAGTGCTGTAGATTTCGGCGCAGGAACTAAGACTGTATTTTGTACTTTACCTGCTTCTAAAACAATATACATTGATAACAATGGAGATGCTGTAGGAGCGGCCTCTCCGGCTTTTGCTACTAAAATGGCGTTAATGTTATAAATGAGGAAATAATGGCACAAGACTTTGAAAGAAAAATACCAAGTAATTCATCAGGAAATATTGCGATCGGCACGACAGCTAGAACAGTTTTAACATCTAACTCAGATGACACTATTATAGGAATTAGACTTACTAATATTACAAATGCTACAATAAAAGCAAATGTTTATATTACAAGTACAGCTAGTGGTGGGTCTGCTGATTCATTCTTAGCTTATCAATATCCTATTGCAGCAGGAGGTGGAGTAGAGTTAATAGATGGTGGTTCTAGAATTGTATTACAAAGTGGCGATGTTTTAAAAGTTCAAAGCGATACAGCTTCTAGCTTACATGGTTGGGTATCTTTAGTTGATTCAGCAAGCACGTAGGAGATAGTATGGGCTACTTAGGAAATCCAGTAACAAAAGATTTTACAACAACAACATCAGTTCAAACACTAACAGGAAATGGTTCTACTGCGTATGCTTTAACAAAAAGTGTAGCTGTACCAGAAGATATAGCAGTTTTAAGAAACGGAGTTCGTCAAAAACCTACAACTGATTATACAGTAAATGCAGCACAAATTACTTTTACAACAGCTTTAGCATCGTCAGATAGTTGTTTTATAATTTTTTTAAATGGTATTGTAACTGATCAAAACACTCCTGGTGCAAACAGTATTCAACCAAGCATGATGACATCTTTTAATGGTTTGTATCAAAATTTACAAACTGTTACATCTACTACGACTGTAGCGTCAACTGATAACGCATTTTTAGCAGGGCCTGTAACATTTACAGGAACCGTTACAG